GAGATGATGTCGTCGTTGACACCGGTGATGGAGTTAGCCATTTGATTGGGTGGTTAGATGGTTTGGAGATTAGCCTTTCGCAAGCGCGAGTTGACGGATTTCGACTGCGTGCTTGGCGAGGAAGTTGCGTTTGTCGGCACCCTTAAGTGCCTCGTATTGCGTGAGAAGGTCGGTCGGGGTGTTGTTGCCCTGTTCGATGTTCAGCGGCTCAGGTTGCCCGATAGATGCCAGCGTCTGGGTGGCGAGTTGGCCAGCGGATGCTTTGGCGGCTTCGATTTCCAGATCCTTTGCGGCGAGTTCAGCGGATGCAGTCACAAGCGCGGCGTCGAGATCAGCCTTGGCGGTGGTGAGTTCCGAAACCTCGGATTGCAGCGATGCGTTAGCTTCTGCCAGTCCGGTCAACTCGGTGATGCGAGCTTGTGCGGCGGTCAGGTCGTTGCGGAGGGAATCGTTTTCAGCGAAAGACGCTTCCAGCTTGGAAACCTCATCGTTGCCGGGAAATAGCTTTGAGAGAATGCTCATGGACTCTGCTTTCGGCTTTACCCCGCGAATGTCAAATACCTCGTTTGCGAAGCCGAGGTCGACCGCTTGCTTGGCAGTCATCCATGTTTCCACCTTCATCATGGCGCGGATTTCATCCAGCGGCTTGCCCGTGCGGTTAACGTAGGTCTGCGCGATGTCAGCAGATAGCCCGTCGAGTAGGTCTGCGGCTTTGCGTAGTTTTTCAGCGTTGCCTTGGACGGCCTGCGATGCGTCATGGATCATCATGCGGGCGTGTGGCACCATGCGGACCACATCACACGCCATGCAAATCACGCTCGCCATCGAAGCAGCCATCCCGGTGACGGTTGCGGTCACGACAACGCCACGCTCACGCAGAGATATGATCTCATTGTAAATGTTGTAACCATCAAAAATGCTGCCGCCGGGGCTGTTGATCTCGATTTCGAGCGTATCCACGGCGTTCTCCGCGTAATTCGTGATCGCGCCGAAGTCCGCGCCCTCTGCTGCGGCTTTTGCGCCGAAAAGTTTGCCGATGTCCTCGGTTAGTTTTTCAACGGACCAAGGCATGATTGCGTCAGTCAGTTTGACCTTGCCTGCTTTGTTTTCAGTCTGAATCAGGTTCATTCGTTTGAGTGGTTGGGGGTTCAGGCGCCTCCTTTTCGGATTGTTCGCCCATCTCGTTTGCGGTCTGCATGAACATCTCGCGAGGCTCCACGGTGATTTCCGCACCGTGTTTCGCGTTGAGTTCGTCGGAAATGCTCTGGGCTTTCCATTTACGCAGCCACACCGATCGGGCGCGTTGGTCGAGAAATTCATCCTCGGTTAGTCCACGAGCACCGAGCACTTCGCCCAGGTTGCGCGATCCGGTGACCAGTTCATCGAGTTCCATCTTGGATTCCCGGCCATCGTCAACGGTTAGTCGGGGCGGATAGGAAAAGCTCCATGCGGTCGGGTTTTTCAGTGGGGCGAATCTGCCAGACTCCGCGAAAACCGAGTAAGCCCATGCAAACGCACGCTTGGCACCATACCAGAGCTGACCTTGGCGCTTGGTCACGAAACGGCGGCACTTGAGTACCTCGCCACGCTCTGCGGTGCCTTGTCCCGCGCCTTTCCATACGGAGTAAGACCAGACGGAAATCACGGCGTCACGCACGATGCGGTCTTGGAAAGAATCCCAAATCGGGCCGGGGTTGTCGTGCTTGATCTGCTCGATGCGCTGATTGCCCTCGGCGGGGAGATACATCACGCCGCCGGGGAATGCCTTGCTTGAGAAGCCGGATTCTAACGAAGCCTCGCCTGTCAGGCTGTTGACCGGGTCATCTAGATCGGGGCCGCCGCTGTCGTTGAAAATCGTTAGGTGGAGCCGTGAGATGATTTGCTGGCGTATCCGCTCGTCCTCGGTCGAGAAAAGCGACATTTTCAGCGACTCCAGCGCATGCGTGAAGGCCGGGAGTCCGCGCCCCTGCTCGCAGTGCGTCGGGTCGAAAAGATGGATGACTTCAGCGGCGGGAACATCCTTGAAGACCGGGCTTCCCATCGTGCCAATGTTGAAGCGGTAGCCAGCGGGGCGACCGCTGCGGTAGTAGATGATTCCGTCGTTGATGCGGTAGCCTTTAAACGGTCCATCATCTGCGACGATTCCGTCGCTTGAGTGGGCCGAATAACAGCGATGCGAGGGGATGAGCTGAATCCGGGGAAACCCGTCATCACCCTTGACCATCAGCCAGAAAATCTCGCCGTCGCGGTCGATTGAGACGCTGGAAAGCTCCAGCATTTTCCACCAATCGAAAATCCCTCCGCGTGTGTCGCATTGGGGATACCAAACGTCCGCCATGAATTTTGAGATGGCTTTCCCGGCGTCTGCGTCAGGCCCGATGTAGGATGGAATCCATGCCTCACCCGTGGCGAAATCCGCTTTTTGGAGGATACATGCGCGAGGCACACCCATATTCATGAACAGCCGATTTGACAGGCTGCAAAGCGTCCTGCGGTCATGCGACGGAATCAGCTTGTCGATGTCATCATTCCTCACCTGGTGCTGCGGGCCGCGCCGATTGGATCGGTCGGCGGCATGCGCGAAGGTGTAGGGTTGCCCGAATTCGTTGAGGATGGCCATGGTTAGAACGTTGGAATCTGGGTGGTGGAGATCGGGCTTCCTCGATCAATGCAGGCGACAACCCAGCGCAGGAGTTGCAACCGCTGACCATTAGTCATCGCGCTTTGCGATGTGAATGTCTGGCCATTCACCGTTGCACTTGTGATGCGGGCGGATGCGTTGGGGTCGGTTGCAATCAGGACTGCCAGCGTTGAGAACTCGCCCCGGATTTTCGCTTGGGCGGCAGCATCGCCGTAAATGGCGGAGTAAATGGTATTTCCAAGGCTGGCAACGTTCACGGGCTTGCAATCCCCACCGTGGCGCGAATGTCAAAGGCGCATAAAAAATCCCCGCTCGGAATGAACCGGCGGGGATATTGACTGCATGGGTGTTACTCGTAAAACTTCATCGCTTTGGATTCACACCATGCCCGAGCCGATTCAATGGAATCAATCGGCATACCCTGAGCTTGGAACTGGTTCGCTCTCCACCTGGGGATTCCCAGTGACTCCGCAATTTCGGCGAGGGTTGGGGGCTTCGATTCTTTTGTGCTTACCATGCATGCACCTAACCGGGCTGGGCGGATCGGTCAATCCACAACCGGAGCGAACACCCGATACATCAGCGCGGCGGCGAGCGAATAGACCTCCGTGTCTCTAAAATGGTTAGCCCCGACGCGTGTCCACTCCTCCACATCGCGCCCACGGGCGTCTTTTTTCGTCATCAATCGCTCGCCGTTGAGTTGTTTCGCGTAGGCCGGTGGGGCGTCGTCATAGGCTAGCCATTCCGCGCCTTGCCCGTCGATGAGGCGTTGCAGGATGTATTGGAGTTGCGTGGTTGAGACGTGCCAACACTTCGCCCTCGCTCCGTTTTTAGCCTTCGCGTGCCATGGACGGGAATAGAGTCGGGTTTCCTTTTGGCCGCGTTTTGGTCCTGCTTTGATTTCCCATTCCCATCCACTCTTCCGGTTGCCATCACCCTTGATGCCTTGCCAGCCGTATGTGGTTATGATGCCGGCCATGCGTTCTTGATCGAATCCCACATCGAGAAATGTCAGATCCGGTAAGACGCCATAAATGAGCCGCTTTTCCTCGCATTGCGCCTCGGATGGTTCATAGCCGCAATAGAGCAACCTTGAATCGCCACCCTCTGCCCATGCGCGGATTGCCAGCCAGAAGTGATCACCGCCCGCATCAATGGTGCAGAAGCGCATTTTCTCGTTGTCGATTTTCCGCGCTTCCTCGTAGTCGGAGCGGGTGTAGCCGGATTGCCGGATCGTGATTGTTTTCACGCCTTGGGATTCGTTCCAACCGATAGCCCGCCGCTTCTGGAACCACTGCTTGAGCTGGGTGTGGTCGCCAATCGCCATTTGTCGGTCAGCGACGATCTTTTGCAGCACATCTTCCGCCCATGGGATCCACCAGATCCCACCGGCGTCGAGGTGGAAGCCCTCGTAGCCGCGCAAGCCGTTGTCGTCAGTCAGTAAATATCCGTCGTTCTCTTGGTAGGAGTCATGCAGTAAGCGTCGGTTCGCAGGTGTGTCGGCAAACTCCGCTTTGCATTCCTCATTCGGGCAGATCCGGCGCACGGTGTCGGCGGTCGCCTGGTCATCGGGTGTGCCGTTCTCGCGCTTGATTTCGTCCCATGCGAGCTGTTCAAATTTGAACGGGTGAACGGATCCGCAGGAAGGGCATTGCCATGCGAAATCCCACTTGCGGCATTTATCGTGCTCCAGGTGGAGTTCTGAGGTTTGACCGATGCCGTCCTCGGTTGCGATTTCACCCGCTTGGGATGCTAGAACGAACTTCCGGTTTTCGCGGTTGTGAGATCGCCCGAGCCACTCGCGCACCATGCCGTGCTTCCATTTCCATGCCTCGTCCCCGAGTCCAAAGGTAATGGATTTTTCTTGGAAGTTACTCATGTTCGCCCCGCCGAAAAGTTGGAACATGTGCGGCCAAACGATGGCATCCTTCCGCACGGAGTTTCGGAGTTGCGACGGCCACAGCGGCTTGATCGGTTCGCATCCACGGAGTGATTTAATGAGTCGGGTTTCAGCCCATAGCTGCGCGTCGGAGTCCGTCTGTGATGCGTAGAGTGTCGAGCCGGGAGACTCGGAGACGATCCAACATGTGATCGCCTCAAAGAAGGTCGATTTCCCCGCTCCGGTCGGAAACAGCATCACCATGTGGCGGGTCACATAGTCACCCATGCATCCCATTGGCTTGACCAACCAGCGGGTTTGCGACGGGTCAAACATACCCGAGCGTTCCGAGTTTTCAACGGGGACATGCAACGCCGCCCATTCCGCCGGGTGGAGGTCGGAGGGGGGAGAGACGGCGGTGCGAAATTCTGCGCTCATTGCTCGGGATGCTCTGCCCAGAATTGAGAAAGGCCGTCTGCTAGTTGTCCCTGAATTGCACGGATCCGCTCTTTGACGAGTGGCCGGCTTCGCTCAAGCGGCAGACCAAGGCAAAGCTGGGGAATTTCGGACTCCATCACGCGGAGGGCTGCGGAGACGGCGGCACCGATTCGGATGTCTCGTTGCCCAACCTCATCGCGGGATAGTAATTGATTCATTTCCTTGCGCACGGCGGCGGCAAGTTTCAGACCTTCTAGCTGTCGCTTGAGCGTGGTGGCTTCCGCGACCGAGATTCCCTTTGCCATCAGCGCCCGCTCGATTTCATCCAGCGTCATCTCGGAGGATGGCCCCGGTTTCGATGGCGAGGAATACTCCGACCGGGAATCGACGCGGGGTGGAATGCCGGCCTTGAATTTGCGGAGCGCCTTAACGTCGTGGGCGTCGATTCCTGCCTTTTTCGCCTCGTTGATTTGCCCCAGCGACATGCCTAATTCAGCCGCGATGACCCGGACGGTTTTCTGTTTTTTCGCTGCCATTTTTTAAGTTGTTGATCGTTACGGTGTTACGGGCTGGGAATGGTAGATCTATCCCGCGCGACGCGTCCGCGCCCTTTTCACGCCTGATCCGTAGGGTTCCCACTAGGGGGTTGATTTTGAGGCGTTTGTGAGACTGTTAGGCTTTCTCACTCACTCACCTCTTCCAACATCGCGAGAAACTCCCCCACTGGGCGCATTGCCACCCTGATATCGCCCATGACCCTAGATGGTATGGTGACCGCGCTACCTCCTAGTCCTTTGGAGATGCCAGCGACCATCGAGGCGATTCGATGCGCCTTAGCCAGCACCATGACCCCAACATCATCCTCGATCACCGTTGGCTTGCGCTCAATGCCAAGCTCAAGCTCAAGCTGCGCCTCGGACTCAGCGACGAAATCAACCCCCCATTTGTCAGATGCAAATTTGCGGGACTTACTCAACCATTGAGCAGCATGCCGCTTGCATTGCAAAAGCTGGTGATGCATCGCCACCCATTCATGCTGGGTTGCGTTCTCTGAAATGGATAACCCGAAGTCTGCGCCGATGATCGGCCTCAGAGATGCCGTGAAGTCCTCACAAAGTTTCTTCGCATCAATCGGCAAGGAGTCTGGGTGTAATGCGTCATAGGTCGCACACTCAGTGTTGAATTTCGCCTCCAGAATCTCCCTCTCTTTTGGGTTTGTGCATTCCCTGATCTCAGCCAGGAGTTTCGCAATGGCGATGCTTGGGAGTGGTGGAGTGGCTGGAACCTCTGGCTGAGGTCCGCGCTTTATCCATTTCCCCGGCCTGATGCTGGTGTCTAGGTCATTTGTCATTTTCGGTGTTTTCTGGTTCCTTGTTTTCTCGATCCCTCAAAAACTCATCGCATGCGATTTTAACTTTTCTCGCAGTTGATTTCTCATGCATCTCCCAAAAGCATGAACGCTCTTCATCAAGCCTTGCATGCGGTTCCGTTGCCCTTCGTGAGTAACTCCCCCTCTTTTTTGCCATAACACTAAAAGAGGGGAAATCACTGATAAATGGCAAGTTGTAAATTGTGAAACGTCAACTCATCGCCTCGTCCATACCTCAAAACGGGATATCATCCACATCGTCATTCCCCACATGATCAGTCGTCGGTGGTGGCGCGGTATTTTGGTTCGGTGACCGTCGCTCCCCAATGTGCTTCCAATTCCCGATGATCGGCCCGCGCTCGCCAGCCTCGCGCCGTGCCTTTCCGACATCGACAGATGCGAAGCCGTCATTGTCATACTGATCTGGCCCGTCCCTGTTGTCCATCAGCGTTACATCCCCCGATAGCGTCTTCGTGCCGATGAAGATGTTGTTCGCCGCGAGAGGGATCGCGACAAACTCCGTGCCGTCCTTGGCCATGAATCGTTTTGCGCCTGTGAATTTCAAGAAGTCAATTTTGAGTCGTTGCATTTGGTTTATTTGGTTAGATTATTTCTTCAAACGTCACGCCGTCCATCCAGAATGTCTGCGGTGTGGTGGTGCGTGTTACGCCCATGCACAGGAGGATTTCAAACGAATCGCCGGGATGTTGCGCGGCTAGTCGCTCTGATTCGGCGGTGGCCGCTTGGAGTGTCTCGTGCTTAATCCAGGGATTACTGCCCCCGACGCGGAAAACGTAGTGGTAAGGTTTCATGTTATTTGGTTGGTGGTGATGGGAGTTCATGAAAGTGGGTTGGGTGGCGTAGTTCGCAGACGGAAAAGCCCGCGTCCTCGTGCCATGCGCAGACGCTGGCCATGTGGTCGAGTCCGTGAGCGGGCGGGCAATAGACGATAATATCCCGATCCTTCGGGGCCTCCTTAATCGGCATCCATCCGCCCATCTCGCGGGCGATGATTTCGGCGATGTCTGCCCGCTGGTTGTCTGGTAGCCCGAATTCGCGCAGATAATCCAATATCCGCGAGGTTGCGGCGATTGCTTGTAGTGGTGTTTTCATGGTTTGTCCTTAATAAATTGTCCACCGATCATTTTCCCGGTCCTGCCGGAAATCTCATCGTAAGCCGCTTGGAGGCAGTCTTGGAAATCAAGCCCGGCCATTTCGGCAGCGAGGATCAAGGTGACGCAAGTGTCGCCCAAGCCGTCGATCAGATCGAGCCTCGCTGAGTCCACCAAGAGGGAGAAATTGTCATCGTCGGCATATTCACCAAATGACGATATGACGACCGCAGCATCCCGCGTCTCAGTTAGCTCCTCCTGCGTTTTGCTCAACTGCGCCAGCAGCGTCCCCTTGCCGTTCGGCCCGGTGATCCCCTTGGAGATCCCCCACATTTTCACTTTTTCGATCAGTTCGTTCATTTTGTTTTTTGGTTGGAAATTGGTGTTAGTGCATCGCGGATTTTCGCAACCGCTCGATTTTGTATCGTGTGGATGAGTTGCCGCGAGCATCCGCAATAAGCCGCGATCTCCGACAGGTCCCGGCATTGACCCGGCGGAAGAGTCGCGCCGGCCACAGCAAGGCCGATGTCGATTTGCCGACCTTTGGGCTTCGTGTCGCGGATTGGCGGGCGGTTGATTCGGCGGCTCATGGCTGGACGCGGTAGGATGGCCAGTTAAACTCAATGGATTTCCCGTTTTCGCGGGCGCGATCCACGATGGATTTCCCGAGGGACTCAGCCAGTTGGGATTTGTCGAGATTGGCAATCAGGATCGTTGGTCGCATCGCGGCGTATCGGGCGTCGATCACATGAGTCAGCAGCCGATCCTCAAAAGCCGTTTCTCCGCGCTCCTGGATCTCGTCAAGGATCAGCACCGGGGCGTGTGACAATTCGTCGATAACCTCCATTTCCGACCGCTCAGACCCTTTTCGGAATGTCGCTCGAACCTCCAGGAAAAACCTCATCGCGGTTCGGTAGCGGGAATCCCCAACGGCGACCGCGATTTCCGCCGCCATCCGGGTCTTGCCCGATCCTCGTTTGCCGTAGAGCACCACGATCCCCTTTTTCCTGATTCGGTCCATGGCTAGCCCAAAAGCATTGATCCATTCATCGCCGGTTGGGTTGACCCGAACGGCATCAAGGTATTTCTCGGGCCAGCCCGTCCTTGGGCCTAGGGCGCGTCTGTGAGCAATCCGAAGCCGTTTCTGGTCCTGTTCCAGTCGGATGGCGTCAATTTGCTCTTGTGTGGCCTCCACGTCGTCAGGCGCAGCGTCGATGAGTGCGTCGATATCAGAAAAAAATGTTTCTAGGTTCATGGTTTCAATCTGGGAGTTCGAGGGTTTCTTGCGGATATTCGTTTTTGCGGTGGGTTTTGTTGGATCCGTTCTTCTGGCTGGCATGAAACCCCTCGTGCTTCCATGTCCTGATCTTCATCCGCCAATCCTTGATACCCTTCCATCCGGTGGACTCCCATTTGCAGAAGCAGTTCTCGCCGTCGGATTCAGCCAGTCCGATTTCGAGCGCAAAGGATTTCAGATCTTCGATGGTCCCCCTCGCTTTGTTGATTTTCACAGAGGGGGTGTCTTCTATTTCTACGATAGTAGAAATAGCAGTCGAAGCTGAAGATGAAGATGAAGATGAAGGGGTTGGAATTTGCTTAAGGTGGGTGGTTGGATTTTGCTTAAGCAAAACAGGGTTTCCGCCCATTTTTCCGGCATTTGCACGGATTTTTCGGAGATTTTCGTCCCGAATCATCCTGCGGCAGATAATCGCGCCTGACTCATCGCACCTTGACGCCACCCCGTAGGTTAAGAGGGTGGTTAACGTGGTGGTTAGGATTTGCTTATCCAAACCGAGCAACCGGGCGAGCGCGTCTTCCGGCATCGGTGCTCCGTTGAGGGTGAGTTTTCCCCGCTCTTCCGACTCATGCATCAGGCATAGGACTTCAAACCAGACTCCCCGGTCGTGGAAATCGAGAGCTTGAACGCCTGGATCTTTGCGCCAGTCGCCGGGGTAGAATTGGAAGGCGGGGAGCTTCATGGTCAAAACAGGCAGAGCTGACTTTTCGCGTTTTTGAGATTCTGCACGGACTGGTTGAAATACGACTCTTTCAACTCGCTCCCGACAAATCGCCGGTTCAGTTCCAGCGCAGTCACTCCTTCGCTGCCAATGCCCGTGAACGGCGAGTAAACCAACTCCCCTTCGTTCGTCCACAATTCAACCGCCCGCTCGATCACGTCCAACTGGAGAGGGCAAATGTGGCGCTCGTCGGCATGGTCACGCGCTCCATTTTTATTCAGGACGTTACCCTGGTCCACCGTCATCCATACAGGGGATGCGACCTCTTGCCACCAGTCCACCGGGTATTTGTCAGGGTCTTTAGTAACCGGGTTTGGATTCTCGCCGGGTTTACGGAAAACGATCAGGTAATCCGCGCAACCGACGCGGGAGTCGCATGAGTCAGCCTTGAGCGTCTTGTAGAGCAACCCGTGCGCCTTCGTCCGCTGCATTTCCGTCACTGGTGATTTCCAGATACAAATCCGCGAATGAAACAGGAATCCGTGCTTCCAAAACATACGGATTATCTCCCCGCTGAAATCTTGGAACTCGATTTTCCCGTGCTTCCACTTTGTGCTTAGCAAATCCACGCAATGCACGGCAACCTCTCGACCAGGTTTCATAATACGCGCCATTTCTTCAATGAGGATTTCAAAATGCGCTTTGAACTCTTCCATGTCCGAGCAGTTGCCCATGTCCTGTAAGTCGTCGGAATAAGTGAATAAGTCCGCAAATGGCGGGGAGAAAATCGAGAAGTCAATTGATTCGTCCTCGATCTGTTTTGCGACCCTGACGCAATCTCCGTGGTGGATTTCCCATCCGTCGCCGGTGGCTGTGTTGATATCTGTTTTCATGCGGTGTTGTTTGTTTTCGTTTTCGACAAATGCGGCTGCTGCCAGTTTCATGCGATCTTGCATCTCTTTATGCTGAGCAATCTTGCGGTTGATGGATCGGACGATTGCGCCCTCGGTGGACGCCTGGACGATGTAGGCGTTGACCTCGCGGGTTTGGCCGAATCGGTATGACCTGCGGAGCGACTGGTAAAAGTCCTCGAAAGAATAAGACAGACCGACGAAAGCGACGTTTCGGCAGTTCTGAAAATTCAAGCCGTAGCCAAAAATCCCGGCCTTACTGATAAGAACGCGAATCGAGCCGTCAACGAAACCATCCGCGGAATCCTCCTTTTTCTTGCCCGTGTCACTACCACGAACCTCCACAGCGTCGGGAATCGCCGCCTTGAGCTGGCTAGATTCATCGTTAGTATTGCACCATACAATCCACTGCTCGTCCGATCCGTTAACCAGTTCCGCGACCTTAGCTACCCGTGCTGGCGAGGTCATCCGCATTTCCTTATGCATCGTGGTTGCGCTCATCGTGGCATGGCGGAAAAGCTCTTCGTCGCCCGCGCCTGTCACCTCGTCCACATCAACTGTGATGCTGTGGAGCGATAGTTCCGGCAGTATGTATCCCGCATCATCATAGCCGATGTCAGAAGGCTTAGAAACGCATGCCGCCCATGATGCGACCCATGCCCAGAAATGCGATTCAGCGTGTTTTTTCAAACGCCAGTCGCCAGTGTTGAAAGTGTCGTTAATAAAGAACGTGGCGAGCATCTGCGCGGGAGTGCATACCCCGAGAAAATCAGCATGCTGCCCGAACTCCGTGTAGTCGTTGGGTGATGGGGTGGCAGTGCAGCAAAGCCGATAGGGAGTCTGCGCGAATGAATCAGTGAGTTTCCGGCGAAGCTTTCCGGTGAAATTTTTCAAAATGGAAGATTCGTCGAGAACTACCCCGACGAATTGCGAGCAATCGAAATGGTCAATTTTTTCGTAGTTTGTGATGTAGATTCCCGTTTCTTGGCATTCGGCTTGCGATGCAACCACTTTTGCCGCAATGCCGAATTTCCGCGCCTCATTTTCGGTTTGATGGGCAACGGCTAGCGGGGTCAGGATAATAACCGATTCTCCGGTTTCCATCACGACCTGGTGCGCCCATTCAAGCTGCTGGAGAGTCTTGCCTAGTCCGCAGTCCTCAAATAGAGCTGCTTTCCCCGTGCGGCATGCCCACTGGACAACGTGAGCTTGCCAGTCGAAAAGCGGGGCGGTTATGGGGCGGGGGTCGAATCCGGCGGCAACGTGTGATCGGTTTTTTGCGAGGATGAATTTATCGTAGTTCATAGAATCAAAAATCCCCCGACTCTCCCCACCCGTGGAAACCCCGGAAATGACAACGGGCGGATGGAGAGAATAGGAGGATATTTGGTGGTTTTGCATTTCGATGAAATGCCAGGCCGGTTTCCAATCGGTTGCTCCTGACGCCGCCACCGCTACCCGATTTTCCGAAACCACCAAGAGGAAAAGTTGAGCGGGAGTTGACCGCTTTTTTGGATTCGCACGATCCCGCCATGAAACAGTGAATCACCGTAAAGCACTGTGAATCAGCGTCATGGATTCACGGTGAATCACGGTGAATCCGGAAATTTATCCAAATCGTAGGTTCGAATCCCACCCCCTCCGCCCTTAAGTCGTTGAAAATCAAAGAGATTCTTCGGAGTTGACCACGAGTTGACCGCTTGAATTTCCCGCTTGCAAACGCTGGCTTTCCGCCCGCGCTGGGAGGATTTCAGACCCCGACGAAATGACCATGCGAAATTATTTTCATTTCCCCTTATTTAATTGTTGACGAGTGGGGTTCCGGGCGGTAGTTGTCGTGCATGTCCAACACCAACCAACTCCTCAGCCAAATCGCAAAAATCAGCAACGAAATCATGGATCTCTATGATGCAGGATTCAAGCCAGAGCACCAAGCAGTGATCGAACTTCAAGCCAAGCGTGACGAACTCAGCAAAAAGCTCCGCGGACTGTAATCAAAACCAAGCGGGGTCCAATCCCCCGGCAATCCAACCCCAACCGAAACCAACAAAATGAACGCATCCCAAATTGAAAACGCCATTGAATCCGAAGATCTGGAAATTCACTCCAGCCAATACAGCTACCAGCGGGATTACCTCGCCGGTTGCCTGCCGGAAGAGCTGGAAAATGGAAGCCCAGTGGAGTTTGCCCGCCAGTATCTCGCTGCCGCTCGCCGCGCAGTCCTTCACGAGCTGCAAGCCATCGGAGCACCGTCCGAAATCATCGAAGCCGTATTTGCCGCCTAACCCCAACCCAGCCGGTTCCACCCCCGCTCAACCAATTAAAAAATGATCACCCCATGTTATTCAGACGGGACCTGCATTTGCCCCGGCGATGTCGTCCAAATCCGAGATGCTAAATGCACAGTCGTTCGATTCTTGCAGGCGTGCAGGTCGAGGCGATCCATCAAAATTGACGGGAGCGGAAATGATGTTATTTACTCGCGATTCAGACCCGAGGGGGTCCCGTCGATGATTGTTTGTAAAATCTCGGGATGCGGAGAAATTGAGCACGGCGTCGAAACGTGGCATTTCGCTGGTGCAAAAATCATCAGCCGATCAAACGGACCTATTACGCCGCAGGATATTTTAGACACGATGCCTGACGATGATTCCGGGGATCCCAGAACGCCGTCCTATGGCGTAGGTGGTGGAGGTGGTTCATGACCCCACGCAAACGCGCTCCAGGAGGCGGTAGGAAACCAACCGGGAAGACGGTCGTGACCCGCAGCGTCTCGATGCCGCCCGCCGAATGGGACCGTCTCGACCGGCTCCGCGGGACTGACAGCCGCGGGGTATTCATCGCTAAAATCCTGCCGGAAAAATAAATCGTCATCCCTCTTATTTAATTGTGGACAGAATAAGAATCACACCGTAGGGTTTGCGCATGTCCAACACCGCAACCGAATCCGCCACGCTGACAATCACCGGCTACGATACCGAGACCGTTTGCGAATGCTGCGGAAAAAGATTAGTCCACGGAATCCGCCTTGCTGATGGCCGCACGGTCGGTGCCCAGTGCTTCAACAAGGTTCTGACTAAGCCCCTCAGCTATTCCGGCAAAAGCTACCGCGTCGGCGCTGAAAACATTATCCGCCGCGCCAAAGTTCGCGAGTTTCACACTGCAACCGCCGCCGCCCAACGCTTCGGATTTTACCCTTCAGACTTTGTTTTTCAAGCCGCCTAACCCCCCGCCGGGTTCAATCCCCGGCTAGGGCACTACCCCGAACCAAGCCTTGGCCTCCGCCGGGGACTTGGAATCGTTATACGATTTCCGCGCTTCGCTTTCCGAGTTGCCTGCTTCCATGGCCGTCTGGGCCAGCCCCACCTCGGCGGCTCGATAGCTGATGTAGGAGTGCCGCAGGGCGTTTGCCTTCCACCCTCCGATGAGCGTCCCCAGCCGCTTCGTCTCCGGCTCATTACCCGATGACGGCAGGCAGGAGATCAGCGGGCCGGATTTCTTCCGCGCCGGGTAGAGCCATGCCCGCAGCGCCGGAAGGATCGGCACAATCCGACCATGCCCGTTTTTATCCGTCTCGGGCCGGATCCTGATAATCTTCGCCGGCCAATCGAAATCTGACCAATCGAGCGGGGATTTTTCGCCGCCTGGCAGCGGGTAAACCTCATCGGTCCTGGTCCCCGCAAATGCCCCGCAGGCGATCCATGGCAAAAATTTGGGACTGGCACCGCCCAGGAGGATTGCCAGCTCCGCAGGCGTATAGGTGGACGGCACCTTGCGTCGGGCAATCGGTTTGCCGAGACGTTCCGGTGCCGTCTTTTCTCCGTGAGGCAAAAACTCCATTTCCGCGCACCAACGGAAAAACGTGATCCACGCCGCCCGCACGTTTTTTCGCGTCCGTGGCTCGCCCACGAGGTCGGGGAGGTCTTGCACCGATACGCTACTGAGCAGCATACCCCGCAGCGGATCCAGCGGTTTCAGTCTCGCCCTGAGCGTTTTGACGTTTTGCGCCGACCGCCCCTGATTTGAGAGTTTCGCCGCCAGGAACTCATCGAGCGCATCCCCCAGGTTTTTCTTCGGTGCTCGCCGGGAGTGCCAGAGGATGAACTCATCGACCATGCGAAGCTCTGGATCGGCCTCCAACATCCGTTTGATGGCGCGGATCTGGTCCGGGGTTAGGTCGTCAATCTCCAGCCCGCCCTTGTAGAGCGTCTGCGCCTCTTTGAGCGCCTCGGTTTTGATCTTCGGGAGAGTCGCCCGCGTGACCCGGATCCCGTTGCGCCGCTTAAATTGCCAGTAGGTCCCGCCGTCTGCCCGCGTGATGGGGTAAACGGTGATGGAGACGGAGCGGTATTTGACGGGCTGGGCGGTCATCGGGATTTTTATCTGTTAATTTGTTATCTGCCGGGTAGAACGGCAAAGCATGATCAGGCGCGGTCGGTATTTCCTCGGTTCGGGTTGACTGTGCGGGACTGCCTCAGGGGGCGCAGCGGCTGGACTGGGCAAGCTGCCAGTTTTTCGCGTATGGCTGATTCCGCGAATGCTGAGAACGACATCCCGCATGCTTTTGCGTGATCCTTCCCCGCCGCAATCACCTCCTTGGACAGTGAGATATCTGGCTTTCTGCGCTTCTCGGCCTCGTTCATTTTTGGGCGTCCGCCGGGTTTCTTTGGTTGTTCTTCTTTCATAACACCGTGTTGATAACCCAAAAACCCAACGGTTTCAAATAATTTTCCTGCCCATTTTTAACCCAAAAGACGATTTTTGTTTACGTGGGTATTTTTTGGGTATTTCTTGCCCTCAGCAATGAGCGCAAAACCAAAACCAATCACCCGCAAGCCGGGACGCCCGCCGACCGGGGAAACCAAAACCAAGCCGTCACTTTCAATCGACATCCGGCTCCTCAAAATCGCCAAGAAACAAGCCGCCGCCGAGAAGGTTAGTTTCTCGTCGTGGGTTGAGGATGCACTGAGAACCAAAATGGGAGGGGTATCACAATGACCCTCGACGAAATGATCGCCGAGGCCATGGCCACCGCCGAGCGTCTCGCCGCCATCCTCGACAAGATCGAAGCTCGGGAGGTGGGGAAGTGAGCGCCGAACTCATCACCCCCGCCGAGTCGGAAGAGTTGGCGGCACTGGAAGCTGTAATCGAAAAGGGCAAGCAGACATTTGTGGATGTCGGAGCTGCCTTTGGAAGAATTCAGGTCGGTAAGCTCTACCGTTCAACCCACAAGACTTTCGAGGACTATTGCCGCGAAAAGCTTGGATGGGAAAAGCGGCACGTCTATCAACTAATAGAATCAGCCAAGGTTGTTGAAAATGTGCGCAATTGCGCACAAACGATACCTACCAACGAAGCGCAAGCCCGCCCTCTAGCAAAGCTCCCCGCAGAGCAACAGCCCGCCGCATGGGAGAAGGCGCAAGAGATCGCCAAGGAAGAAGGTAAGCCCGTTGCCGCCCGCCACGTGGAAGCGGCTGTGCTGGAAGTTATGCCAAAGGAAGAAATGAAGGAGGAACCCGAAACCGTGGTCGTGGATGGGGTGAAATTCGCCATTCCCAACCCAACGCTAAGCGACGAAGCAAAAGCAAAAGGCGACGCTGCCGAAAAGGAAAGCGATAAACTTTGGCTGTTAAAATCCACGTGGAAAAACACCAGTAAAAAAGACCGCTCAGCGTTTTTGGCGTGGGCATCTAGCAAATGAAACCAACACAAAGCACAGAAATGAAAATAACAATTGAGAAAATAGGCCCAGAAAAAGCGAAAAAGATACTGGAAGCCAATACATGCAACCGAAATGTAAGGCAGAGCAAGGTTGACGAATACGCAGCGGCCATGACGCTTGGAAGGTGGCACTCAACTGGGCAGGGTATTGTATTCCTTGATGACGGATCGTTGGGCGACGGACAGCACCGCCTTTACGCTATTATTCAGAGCGGTGTAACCTTGGATATGATTGTCGTCAGGGGTGTGTCTCCGTCCGCAATGGCGGGAATAGATGTTGGCGCAAAGCGCAGCGTTGCAGACTTCATGCACCTCCATCACGGCGTCAAAAACACTAACGTCGTTTGCGCGTCAACCAAGGCAATTTTCAGTCTTTCCTTTAGCTTCCAGAACTATGTGATCGGAGCTGAATTGATGAAGATCGGAATTGATTCCTTTGGGTCATTAGTAAACGAAAACGCCTATCTATTTGCCAAAACCCCACCAGCAAAAAAGGCGTGGATTATCGGATCGATTGCTTTTGCCCAAAAGTCCTGCCCTCAAATTGAAGACTTTGCGCATATCGTGGCTACCGGGGAAGATGCAAAAAAAGGGAACCCGGCTCTAACTTTTAGGAATTGGCTCATCTCTGGAAGCAGCCAGCACCTTTTAACATCGTATAAAGCAGGGGCGTATGAATCGCTTTTTAATTGCATGAACGCGTTTGTATCAGGTCGGCAACTAAGCTCCGTGAAACGTGGGTCCGAGGGGATAAATATTTTCAGAGCAAAGCAAAGAAAATTCATCGAATCAGTAAGGGCGGAAATCAAACTGCTGCGCCCCGGTAAAAACTAACGTGAGCCACACGGGGGCCGCGCATCCCACACGCGGAACTCAACCCAATATAAACCAATGACAACCACCCGCTATTTCCGCTCCGGTCGCATGCTCTGGAAATTCGCCCCCGGCAAAGCACCGGTCCAGCGTCACCAGTTTGACCCCGAATGGGACTCCTCCCTGTTCGTCTCGCTGGAAGAGTTCCTGGCCGAACCCGGCGCAATCGAAACCACCGAGGAGGACGCTGAACCATGACGATCTTCAGCCCCGCCCAAGAGGCGGAGATTTTCGCGGCTGCTAAAGCTGCTGCGGCATTCGCTGCCGCTGAGGAGGCTAGGAAACGAACCCGCGAGCGTGGCGAGTGGATGAGTCAAATGGAGGTTTGCGGTATGCTAGATATACGATCCAACACGCTGGAGAGGCTACCGATCAAACGCTACGTCCTCATCCCGAAAACCCTGATCAGATACAAAACCAGCGAGGTTCTCGACTTCCTAAAATCCGTCCGTGAATGACTCCTACCAATTCTTCCGCGATGCCGAGCTTGTGCTTGATCACATCGCCAACCCCGAACAATTCCAAACCGTGAGCATCCCCGCATTTAAGCACCCAACCGCACTAACCACGCCCGAGTTGATCGAGCGCATCGCCACCCTGGAGGCATCAAGCCACCTCGGCACCTGGAAAGACATCAAGCTCTCCGAGGCGCATGCCGAGGCCACCCGGCGCAAACTTAACTTATCACGCAAATGACAACCATCGAAATCGTAATCCTATCGTGGGCCGCAGTTATCTGCGTGACCGTCGCCGTCTGGCACGCCTTCGTAACAATGGGAGGAGGCCGGCAATGAAACGCTCCGAACGACTCAAAGCCAAAGCCATCGACTCCGGTCTATGGGCAGCGGCATCCTTTTTCGCGAGCCTGGCAGTGGGTGTCTGGTCGATCAGCGCGTTTATGAGCATGCCCATTCTCGGGGCCTTGCTGTTCATCCTCGCCATGGTCGGCCTGATTGCCGCCGTATCGTTCGCCCGTGGTGCTTTCATCTACGCATGCCTGGCGCAAGACGAGCGGGCGTATGAGGAGTTTAGCGGGATTCGTCCAAGGCTATGAACTATTACAACGAACACGATCCCAAAGCCGCCGCATGGCTCCGTGAGTTGATCGGGGGGGGGCATATCCCCAACGGTATCGTGGACGAACGCAGCATCACCGAAGTTAAACCACATGAACTTACCCAATACACTCAACAGCATTTCTTTGCTGGAATCGGCGGATGGTCACTCGCCCTCAAATTGGCAGGATGGCCAGAAGACCGCCCTGTTCGGACTGGAAGCTGCCCCTGTCAGCCGTTCTCGGTCGCTGGGCAAGGTAAAGGTGAATCCGACGAACGGCACCTCTGGCCCGTGTTCCGCGATATCATCACCTTCGGGGACTCTACAGTCACGTTTGGCGAGCAGGTTGCAAGCAAGGCTGGGCGCGAATGGCTCGCCGGAATACGCACTGACTTGGAAGGACTGGGATATGAACTCGGGGCCGCCGATCTGTGCGCTGCGAGCGCGGGCGCACCGCATATCCGACAGCGGCTCTTCTGGGTGGCCGACACCAACAACATCCAACAGCACGGGGGCGGGCGAGCACGGCACGGGCGGGGACAATCTCCAGACGGTGGTCCAGTCAGCGGGCTGGCCGGCTCCAACCGTGACGGATTCGGTTCGTCATCCAGGGGAAAATTTCACCACGCCGAATATCACGCTGAACCACGCGGCGAGCTTCGCGGGATGGGCAACGCCGACATGTCAGGACGCGGCGCACAATGCGGGGCCGTCACAATTCCGCCGCAACAGCCTACCGCTGAATTGCGAGGCAACGCTTGGGATTCCTTCGACATCCTCCCCTGCACAGACGGAAAAGCGAGGCGCGTTGAATCCGGCACATTCCCGCTGGCTTATGGGGTTTCCGGCAGAGTGGGACTCCTGCGGGGCTACGGCAATGCAATCGTCCCGCAAGTCGCCGCGCAATTCATCCTCGCGTATCTCGACACAATAACACTTTCACCCCGTCGAGTGACGGAATTGAAACCCCGCCCGTGATACATTATCAGCCGAAGCATTCTGTCATATTACCCTAGGTGGTTGTAATGAATAAGCAGCGGGCGGGTTAACTCTCCAATATACAAAACTAATGTTCCCAATCCACAGAAAAATCAAAAACCCGGAGGTCATCACACCTCTGACAGACAAGGTGTCTCAGCGCACCTCATACGAGCGGCAAACCCTGCTTGGCACGTTTTACAACGTCACCCCAACAACTGAGCGCGAGGTGATGGCCCTGCGGCTGCTCGATCACCGGGTCGATAAATTCGCACCAGCCCAGGGCGAAGGCGTGATCCTGACTGCCGAATCTTTCCAGAAATTCCAACCAACGAAACCATGACCCAAGAAATTGAACAATACATGACCGAGCAGGTCAAGCTGCTTGCCAATGCGAAATATACCACGATCAGCATCAGTGCGACGAATAGCGGAGGTAAGGTTGACATCTACGCCACCGCCTACGCTGGCAATGGTCAGTCCACACAATTCGCCCCGAACATTCCCGAGGCAATCGCTAAGGCACTCGCTAACGATGACGGACGCAGCGAGTCCCAGATTAAGCGGGACAAGGCAGTGGAACTCCTCGCCGAAGCTGATGCCCTTGACGCTGCCGAGGCGATGAAAAATCAACCTGCCCTGCCGCTATGACCGCCACGAACGCAAAAGATTTCCTGCCGCTGGTGCAGGCGTTAGCGGATGGGAAGACGATCCAAAACAAAACCTGCGACGGGTGGGTTGATCTTCCGGGTAATGCAATCGCATTTAGTAATTACCCAGAAAGCTACCGTATCAAGCCCGAGCCGAGGGAGTGGGACATGTGGGTCACCCCGAAGGGTGTGCTTACAACCAACAGCGACATGCTGATGCGCGAGTCCATCCGAGTCCGCGAAATCCTAGACTAATCAAAAATATGAACACACAAATCACCGACAAGAAACCGCAGGGGCTCAAATCCCTAATCAACTCCGATGCAATGCGGGCGCAGTTTGCGCTCGCGTTGCCGAAGCATCTCACCTCCGACCGATTCACCCGTGTCTGTTTGACCGCCCTGACTCGCACACCGAAGCTCCAGGACTGCACTCCAGAGTCATTCATGCGCTGCCTACTGGATCTTTCCGCAATGGGTCTTGAGCCTGACGGACGCCGCGCCCACCTAATTCCCTACGGCAAGGAATGCACGCTCGTTGTGGATTACAAGGGCATCGTGGAACTTGTCATGCGCTCAGGTATGGTTTCGCGTATCCATGCCGATAAGGTGTGCGCAAATGACGAGTTTGAATACGACTGCGGCGATGTGAAGCGCCACAAAATCGACTTCAAACAGCCGCGTGGTGACGCTTACGCCTACTATGCACTCGTCAAGTTCAAGGACGGCACTGAGAAGTCTGAGGTGATGGGCATGGATGAAATCGAAGCCATCCGCAACCGTAGCCAAGGCTACAAATCCGCGATCCAATACGGCAAATCCCATCCATGGCTAACGGACTTTGACGAGATGGCAAAGAAGACGGTGTTCCGGCGTTGCTCGAAATGGCTGCAACTCTCGCCAGAGATTCGGGACGCGCTGGAAAAGGATGGGGAGACTTATGATGAAACGCCCCGCGTGACCACCGGGCGCGTCGTCAACGATGCCCCGCGAATCAACCCCTACGTTGAGCCTGAAGCCCTGCCAGAGATCGCCCCGGAGCAATCGCTGGAGGTTGTCCCTGAATCGCCGTTGGAGGTGTCAGAGGCCACGGAGCGGGCGCAGTTGGTGGCCGACATCAAAGCGACATGCCACGAGCAAGAAGCCACGTTTGCCACCTTCGGCGGGCGGGCGAAAAAAGCGGGGGTCGTGGCCGGCGATGTGCCGTTGTACGAAGCGCCGATTGAGGTGCTGCGGATGGCTCATGATAACCGCCTGGCGATCCTGACCGGAGATTTTAAAGCCTAACCCACTCACCGGAGGTCCGACCCCTCCGGTTTACGAAAATATGAACACAAATACAAACGACGGCGGGCCAGCTTTCCCGACTCTAAACGGCACACGAAACGATCCCGGGATGACCCTGCGGGATTGGTTCGCTGGACAGGCGTTGGCCGGCATGCTCGACCGCACATACGGAATCCCGGTGAGCATTATTGCTGAAAGGTCATATCAGATGGCCGACGCCATGCTATCCGCCCGCGATAGAAAGGGGGAGGGATGAAATCATTAATCGGAAAACGGATCATAGTATTCTGGACCACCGCAGCATTTAACGAAGGCGCAGACTGGCCATCATACAGGGTCATCGACGCTGACCTTGATTGCGTATGGTGCCAAGGCGTTGACTCACCTGATGGCACGTCCCACGACGGATCAAAATGCAGCATCAAGCTCAGTGAAACTCTCAACATAATCGAATGGAAGGAAAACGCATGAAACTATACCCCGAAATTACCCAAGGAACACCCGAATGGCTAGACCTGCGCCGTCGATGCTTCACTGCTTCCGAGCTTGGCCCGTTTGCGCTGGAGCCTGTGAAAATCAGCCTGACCGTCGAAAAGCTAAAAGAAATTCTGACACATCGGCAGGTGTATTTTAAGGTATCATCAAAGCGTGATGAGTTGATCGCACTCCTCAGTAACCCTGAAGCCTACCATCAACTCACCGAAGGCGCACGCACCGCGATCATCAAGAAAATCGTGCAAAACAACCTGAAAGACGCTTGGCAAACCGAGATGGATGCGAAGTCTGAAAAGGCGTTTGAATACAACATCCCGGTGCAACGTGGTAACGCATTGGAACCTCACGCGAGGGAATACTATCAGCAACGCACGGGGTTTGCCGTCACCGAGATTGGGTTCATCGAAAGCGATTTTGGGGGCTTTGGGTGTTCGCCGGATGGCTTGATTAGCGACACCCACGGGCTCGAAATCAAATGCCCCATGCCTGAGACACACCTTGCCTGGTTGGACGACGGGGTTCTTCCGAGTATCCACGAGTTGCAGGTTCACGCCTGCATGGCTGTTACCGGGCTTGACCGCTGGGATTTCCTGAGCTTCTGCCCTGGTCAACCCTCGCTGTTGCTGGATGTCCACCGGAGCGAGCTAACCGAGAGGCTTGAAGCTGGCTTGAAAGTCCTCGTCGCGGAGAAAGCTAAGATGAAAGCGAAGCTGGCGTCGATGTGGCAAGCTGAGTTTGGAGGTGCAGCATGACAACCCTCCCAAACGATACCGCCCGGTGTGACGGCGACTGGCACGAGGACGGCGAGCATAGCGGCTGGCGCGAAGGATGCGAGCATTGCCTGCGCCGGATTGCTCCGCGTGGCGAGCGTGTCGTGATGATCGCGCCGCCGATTATCATCGTTTTTGAATGTGAATTTCTAATCGAGGAAGGCCATCCATTATGACAACAATCGGAATCGACCCCGGCAAAAACGGCGCGGTCGCATGGATCACCGATGGTAGGGCATGCGTCGAAAAGATGCCTGACACGTTGCAAGACCTGTGGGAATTGATCGGTGGTATCTGCGGGCTAACCTCAAACCACGGATACACGCCATGCAAAGCATATATCGAGCAAGTTCACTCAAGCCCACAAATGGGCGTGACATCGGCCTTCACATTCGGCAACGGATTCGGGCATCTCGAAATGGCACTGACAGCCGCTGGCATCCCGTTTGAGCGCATCCGCCCGCAGGTGTGGCAGAAGTCGCTGGGATGCCTAACCGGGGGCGACAAGAACGTATCAAAACGGCGGGCGCAGGAATTGTTCCCGACGATGAAGATCACGCATGCAACGGCGGATGCTTTGCTGATTGCTGAGTATGGACGCCGCATTACCAACCAACCAAAACCATGAACAAATCAAAAACAACAATCCGATACCACGTCCAAGCATCTATCAGCGGAGGCGCATGGCATGACGTTTACCCAGAGGGCTTCGCGTTGCCCAAACAGGCCGAGCGGAAATTCAACCTGATAATCCGCGAGAACTTCCCGATGTGGCGAGGGCTTACGATCTGCTGGAAAATCGTCAGGCGTCGGCAGACTGTGACGACGGACACTGAAATCGTCGTTCATTCCACTCCGTCGCACGGTAAAAAACGGATACTGCTCGGTGAGATGCTGGTGCCGTCATGGCTACCGGAGCGAGAAAAGAGGCGGCTGAAAATGCGGCGAATCCCCGGTGCGCCGGAAGAATATCAACCCCAATCGCAACAACCAGAACCATGAACCCCACCCCCGAAACGGATGCTCTTTACGAATACAATCACCGCCCAAATTTGATGGAACACGCCCGCAAACTTGAGCGCGAGCGGGATGAGGCGCGTGCAATGGCGCGTGACATGCGGAACCAGATCGAAAATGGATCACCCGCTAGACTATTTTTCCCTTGGGAGAACGCAGAGCACATCCGCGATGACGGATAACCACAACAAATCCATGAAAACCAACAATCAATCGACGGAGCCGGAAGGCGATCAACAAACAACAGGCGAGTCATCGTTGGATGATGCGTCTTGTTCTCCTTCTGTTTCCGATACGCCAGAAACAGATGCAAAACGGAATGATGTGGCTGGAATCTCCACGGCTATAATCGACATGACGGAGCACGCCCGCGAGATGGAGCGCCAGCGAGACGCGGCCAGAATATCCGCAGAACACATTCGGACATCTTTCCTAAAATTGGCGGGAGGTCATCCTGATTGCATCCATTTTAATTGGGAGAACGCCGATGTGGAGCCACCGAGTGAAAGAAAAAGCCAATGATGAACTGCCCTAAATGCAACGAAGACATCCTCAGTATGTCAGTCCACTACTGCCCTGCGAAAGAGAAAGCTGCTGATCGGTTGGCTCCCACGGCTGGTTGGTTGCCGCCGGAAACCGCCCCGCTGGATGGAACGCCCATCCTTGGCGACTTCGGATGGCCATGGGCAAATTTTGCGCTGTGGGACGAATACGACGAGCAATGGTGCATCGCCACGCTCCAAGCTAGTCCAATGGTAGATGGACCAACGAACTCATGGATCGAAACGGACACCGAAAAACGCGGATCGCTGAAACGCTGGATGCCTCTTCCTTCTCTGCCGAACGCTAATGTGGACGCATCCGCACCACTAACCGCCCCAAAACCATGAACGACCGCAACCCCGACATTGATATCAGTAAGCATCCTGTTCCCGCCGGGATGTATCTCCTGCTAGGTAATTGCCTCCAGCGATACGCGAAGATGGTCAAGGTTCCGTTTGGGGTCGCCACGGTCCCAGACAAAGACAAGAAGCCGAAAACGGTCGGCTTGATCATCCGTGAGTCCGACCGGGCGCGAATGAATGAACGGCTGGCGATGCCGAAGGGGTATCGGCCAGTTAGCCAATCAAAACCTTAGCCAGTGCATCACACGCCAGCCGCCGCAGATCAGGATCAAGCATCTTGGCGCGGTCGCTGGCGTTGTCGATAAATCCAAGCTCAAGCAAAAAGCACGGCTGAAATGACATCACTGCGAGGCGGGCATGCTGGCTGGCGCTTTCGACTTTGATCCCCCGGCTAAGTGTTCGCAGCGAGTTGACCACCGCGAGGTTGAGCCTTGCTGCCTTGGCTTTGTTTTCCGCCCCCCAGTAAAACGTCTCGGTGCCGTTGGCTGTGCCGTTGGCGGCGTTGCAGTGGATCGAAAGCATGATATCCCCGCGGTATTGCCGGGCGATGGCTGCGCGTTGCCCGACAGGCGCGGGGTCCTTGTGATCGACCCTCGTTCTTACGACACGATGACCAGCGGCGAGCAGGATGCCCCGTAGCTCGTTAGCCCATGCCATCGCAATCGTCGCCTCGCAATGCTCCTCAGCGCATGCACCTGGGTCGTAAACGCCAGCCCTGCGGTTGCTGAGTCCATGGCCGGGGTCGAGGATGATGATCATTTACGCGACGGAATGACGACGGGTTTGGCGGTGATGACGGTTGCGCCGTCGATAGATTGCACGTCTCCCCATGGAGTGATCGCAGAGAGATTGACCCCGGCGCACGAGGTGAGGCAGACGGCGATGATGGTGATGGCGATGGTTTTCATGGCTGTGATGTCGGTGGTTTTGAGTCGTTGGCGAGGTAGCCCAAAGCGGCGAGCGCGGCGGGGAGGATCCATGTTTTCCAGTCGGTGAGCATGTGGCCTTGCTGTAGGGTGGATTGGATGGTGGCTGCGACGGCTGCAAGCAGTCCGAGGATGGTGGTGTTCATTGGCGGTTTTTGTAGAGGCATTGTCCGAGCCCGCAGCCTTTACTGAGTCGGTCCACGTCGTCCTGGAGTTTTGAGACGATGCTGCGGAGGTTGGCAATCTCGGTGGCGAGCGAGCGGTAGATGATTGCCGCCAGCGTCGAGATGGCGGTTGCGAGGGCGATGAGGACCATCAGGATCCATTCGGTCGGGATTGTCATGGGGTGGTGGTGGGTGATTTTGTAAAGGCCAGCTCGATGAGCGTGAGCGTGACCGCCAGCGATGGCAGAGAGGGGACGACGGCGGCGGCGGTGAGTTGTGCGGTGAGGGTCATGGGTGGGTGGGAGCGGATGCTGCGAGGCAATAGAGATAGACCGGGATGAGGATAATGGTTTTCATGGGCTTTCCGTTAAAAACTTGATGCTTTCGGTGAGCGATTCCAAACCGCTTTTCCCGATCTACCTATGATATCCCCGTTGTCTGTGCCGGTTCCGGTGAGTCTTAACAAAACCGCGCTAGTCACGTTGTTAGTGGATACCCCTTCCAAAACCTTTGAGATTGTCGATGTTCGTAGTGTGGCGAAAACCTTGATAGCGTTTCCGGTGCCGTATCCACGGATCATTTCGATTTCCACGGTCCACGCCTCACCGCTGGCAACTACAGCGCCGAAATCAAGCGTTAGTCCAGCGCCTCCGGTTCCGCTGACGATCACCTTAATGGTCTTATTGTTGTCAGTAGCGGCAAACTTTCCATGGGCGATTACCTTAACGGATTCGCCGTAAGTCACAAACGATCCAATCGGTATTGAAAAACCCGACGAGCGGACTGAAAACGGTGAGTGGTTGTCAGTGTCGCGGATGAGGTCCGTTTCAGTAGTGCCAACCGTGGGGAAATCATTATAACTGACGAATAAAACTTTCGAAAGTATGTCATTCAATAGTGAGCTTCTCGCCGCCGCTCCTGTGTGATGGTTGAGGTATCGCATCACGGGATTCGTCGCCCACGTATCCGGCAATGTATCGTTTGTCTGGTTACCTGCCAGCTCCCAAATTTGAATACCGGAATTAGGTAAATTTCCAGTTCCCCTGATTTGCCTCATTCCCGGCAAAAACTGAAAACCTGAATTCGTTAGAGGGGTGCCGCCTTGAGTAAGAGCAAATGACCCAGCCACAGGTTCGCCAGATAGTTCCGGACCGCGAAGCGCCTCACCCCACAGCTCAACCTGAGCGGCTCCAGAGAAATCCCGAAGGCCGGAAATCTTCAGAGTCGGAATCCCGACGTTGCCTGTGCAGTGAGCAGATATTAAAGCCTTCGTCCCGCTGAACGCATAGGACAATCGAACGCTGACTAGGCCGATTTGTTTCGCTGCCGTGCCGGTGCAGTTGATGACTTGGTTTGAAAGAAAGGCCTCTAGGTTGGCGGAGTAAACATCGAGAATTCCGCCTGACATATCCGCAAAGCGTTCGATATTAGCCCCCCCGAACTCGCCACCAACTACCACGCCACTGAACATCGTACCGCTGATGTTAAAGCAGGCCGAGGTCGGCATGTCCGCCAATGCCGCATTGCCGCCTACGATTCGGCAGTCAGTAAAAATCCACGTTTGCGTGGATGCCATTCTTACCCCTACGCGGCAGCGCACTGAGCTGAAATTCTTCGCATAGACTTTGTTGACATTTCCTAGATTAAGAGCATTTCCAAACTCACCAATTCCGCAATTTTCAATGTTGAAAGTGTCTCCGAGGTATGTCCCTCCGTTTGACCAGATAATGCCTGATTTGTCGATTTCCCATCCGGGGCCAGTGATGTTCACGCCGGAAATCGAAAAATCCCGGGCCGCGCCATATGTTCCTGATAGCTCGATACCGTGGTTGCTTGTCGTTTGCACGATGGTGGCACCAGCTTCTCCAACAAAGCGGAGTTGCGCGACGTTGATCGCAATAGGAGCGTTGATATTCCACGTTCCTGCCGGAAAATAAACCGTTCGATGGCCTGCCGAGACTGCGGCGGTGATTGCGGCAGCAATGGC